TTAGTGGCTTCATTTGTAAAAGTCACTGTAATTTCTGTTGATATTGCGCCGTTCCAATTTGATTTTGTTTCAGATGTCTCAGTAGTTACTGATGTGTCCCACCCTGATGAATAAGACCATGGTGAATCAAAACGTGTATTAATATCTGAATTAAATGTTGATGCTGATGCCCCATAATGGTCCCAGTCAACTTTTGTTCCTGCATTCACTGCCGTAAATGGATTTGAAATGTTGTAATAGTTTGAAATCTTTGCCGCCGCACTGTAAAGCGAATCGTGATATGCATCATCGATTAAATCACCCGTAGATGGGTTAGCCGCTACCGTGTGACCCTGATTATACCCGCCATGAACGCCTGTACCATTTAGAATGGTATTCATCGTGTTACGCAAAGTACTTAAGTCGTTATATGTAATTGTTGAGCCCGAAGCCATTTTTATACTCCTAAAGTTTACCTAATGTTATTTGTCATCATATAGTCGTCCCCTACCCTATGATTAACTAATTTGTATTGTAACTGTGTAGTCAATTACAATTGTTCTATTTGCTGATAGTAACACAGGATGAAAAGTCACATGTGTTAGCATCAATGATTTTGTTTTATCTAGCAGGTTATTATCTGTAACTCCTGCTATCAGACCAATTTCATCAAATGTAAATGCCGTTACAGCATCCGTGTCTGTCGAACTGTCACTCGCTGGAACAGACTCGCCAACTGCCGTTGCATACGCACTATGTGTCATATCTACGGTAAAGTTAATTTTTGATGTATTATTTGGAACAAACACTCCGCCGCCCAAGTCTTCACCTGGGTAATAAACTGTTGAAACAGTTTCTTGTTCATATGTCGGAGAATATAGCGCAGAGTTACTGGCAGTTATTGCTAGTCCTTCATATGTTGGGAATACTCTAGGAGAGCGATATGATAATGTAGTTGTTGAATTACTACCACCATTACCGAATTGCATCCAATTAATCGATGGTGCGCCGCCACTTGAATTTATATCAACAGGTTTCCCTGCTAATGCGCTCGCCATGACATAGGCCATATTACCTGGATGAATTGCATTTTTCTTTTGCACAAGCACTTCGCCTGAGTCTTTGTCGAAAATCTTCAACTGACCTACTACTTGTGACTGTATTTTATCATTAAACATGTTTTTCTCTCTTAGATATCGTATCTTATTATATTTATCATTTTATCACAGAACGCATACCTAAACTAAGTCATGTAATACAATTTGTAGAGGTGTGCCTAAAATATAGACTTTACTTCCAGTTTCAAATGCATACCCTAATCCAGTATATAGTGTTCTATCAGATATTGTTAAAGATGTATTTGCTTTAGCGTCATACATCATAAATTCAATTTGTGAACTATTTGGGCGTTCAACCGCTATTAATTTTTTATCTTTTCCTGAAGCAGTTTTAAATTTGCTTTGAGTGGTAACTTCTAATGTTGTACCGTCAAACGATGATATTGTATCGCTATCAGTCACATCAATAGAATAACCTCTACCTAACTTATCATACACGTAAAACTTCGTATTGTCAATAGTGTTTCCACCAATACCACCAGTAATATCTCCGTTGTATGTTTGTAGTCGTAACACTGCCGCATCTAAGTAACCACTTCTAACTAATCCAGTATCAAACCCAGTTGTTGACGAAGTTGGAGTATACCTATTTCTTAATAGTGTGCCCTGTTCCCAGGTACCGTCTCCTATTTCATCTAAGTTTCCTGGTTCAGAAAGTATTTCGTAATCACCACCGTCAAAAGTTTGGTCTTCATATCGGCTATTATTGCCAAAGTTTAAGGTAATATTCATGCGTTCTGCAATTGTAGTTTTAGTATTAGCAGTTTCGTTTGTTGAATAAATGCGTTCAATATCTCTAACCTTAACATGATATGGTTTAGTTTCATTAATATACTCAATAGTATCTTCTTCACTATCTCTTTGATATACTGCATACTGTCTTAAATCTCTATTATAGAGTTTTAAATCAATATAACTAGTTTTAAATACCCAATCAGGATATGTCTTTTCAGTAAACAAATACTTAATCATAGTAAAGAATGTTTCATTTATAAACTTATCAGTTTCAAATGTGTTTAGCATATTCATAAACTCATAAATTTGTATACCAATAGCATTATTATAATATGTAGTATAATTTGCATCTGGGTATACAATATTTTGGAAGGACAACTTAAGCGAGCCGTCACTCATATTCACTAATTTCAATGACCCATTGTCTTCAAAGTAATACTCATCGTGTGTTGGTAATTGAATTTTAAATGACTTTGTGCCTTTTTTATATTCTTTTAGCATATCAAAATTTCTAGTCGTAGACAAATATGAGAATTGTTTTATGTCTTTATAACTGTCATTAAAATACCAATCCGTTAGCCCGAATATCAACTCATTATTGTTAATATATTGATTATATTTTGGGAATGTACTTAGTAATAATTTATTTGCTAGTTTGCTATTCATAAAAGTTGCAAAGTTTATTCTTGCTTGTGCTAAATTCCCAAACCAATTGTCTGTCTTTTCATCAACTTGATATGCTCTCAATATATCACCCACAACCATAGTATACTGTTGGCTGACTTGCAAGTTAGCCCCATTAATACTAATGTGTTTTGCAGGAATGATACTATTGTTTAATGTGACAACAATATCATTTATAGATAAATCTTCTATCCAAGATATGTTAATAATTGCGTTATTAACATCTGCTAATTGGGCCGAGTCTAAGTCATCTGCAAATATATTTGGTACTTTCATATTTGCTAATGATTCTGTCATGTCATTTACTAACATTGCTGGTACTTTAGTATCAGTGTTTTCTCCAATTAATTCCCAATCACTTACAACTTTTGCATTACCGGGATTGGCTACTGGCCTGTATTCTACTGTTATTTTTATTGTTTCTTCTCCATAGAGATATGCATTATTGCTTAACAATATACTTGTAGGTCCTACTGGTATAAATTTGTTTTTTATCTGACCTGTTGAAATTAATACTGCTAATTCTTCAGCGACATCATTCGATGTGTCCCAATAAAAGTATTCAGTAATCTCTTTATCTAACTCTGTATCAAAATACTTCTTAACGTTAAATTGGGATACAGTTGCAGGTAATGTTCTTGTCTTTGTCCAACGTTTTACCGATACTGTAGAACCAGGAACAATTTGTCCCCAATGACGTGTTACATAATCTACTTGTAAGTTTGCATTTTCGTCCCCATAGTCATTATAACGATAAAAACGTACATCGTCAGTATCCCACCAGATTTCACCGACTTTTTCATCTAACCATATATCTATGCTACCAGTATAATCATAACGAGCAGGGTCACTCCATGATACATAGTCTAATTTAGATACAATCGCTCCTGGCATTTTTAAATTTAGTGGGTCATATAAGTTATGTACGATAAACGTTTCCCCATCCTTCACAACTACTCTATGTACTAACTCAGTATCAATTTCTGCTGATTGTCTTGCATGAATAGACAATGAACCTGTTGTGCTTCTTTTTAACACTGCCCAACCAGTACCTTGAAAAGCGTCTGCCCAAATAAGACTTCCTGAATTAAGACCCAATGCAGAATAAAATTCATTAAATGAAGATGCTCCAAAATTCGGAGTGTATCTCAACGACTTCCAGAACATTGCTTTATAATTCGAGTTACTTGTAACACTAGAATAATATGATACTAAACCGATAGTAGTCAATAGCGCACTGTCCGAACCGACAAACGACATCGAAGTACCATTACTAGTAAAAATCATTCTACCATCACTAGATATGTTCACTACGATAGAAGAAGAAGCAGAGTTAATTTGACTTGCAAATTCAACGGCTGATGTACTTACTGTCGCAGTATTTGAATATGTACCAGTAGGTATGCCAATATCTGTTAGTGGATTTCCTTGTATGTTTGCTACAACAATACTCTGTTCGTTACTTGATATTTTTACTTGTTTGTCATCTTTTTGTGCGGTAGTTGATGCTGAAGTAAATACTTGATTATTTAAATCATCAACAATATTGTCTGTTGCATTTACAGTAACCGTTGTAGTTGCAAATCCTAATCTGGACATTGCACCTGAAGTTACTTCTGCAATTTCTAAGTCGTGGTTGATACTTTCAATTCTAATTTGACCCGATGTAACTGATGCATTCACTCCAGGAGTAACAAGTGCAGTAATCTGGTCTACAATACTTGCTTGTGTCGGTGCTTGATTTCTTTCATATGTACCAGCATTAAGTCCTATCTGAAGTAATGCTGTTCCTGAAATCACCATAGATGCGGCAGAACTTTCTATTACTAATTTATTATCAATGTTAACTGTTGCAGTAATGTTCGTTATTGTATCAAGTTCTACGGCTAGATTTTCAAGTTTACTTTCAGAATATGTAGTACCACTTGAAATGCCCAGTTCAATCAGCGCACCGCCCGACATAACTAATTTCGGAAATGAGGATAAAATTTGTAATTGATTTGATGAATCTGATGCTTGAACCGAACTTGACCCGGCGTTAATGGCATCGACAATTGCTGTCAAGTCATCACCAGCCGTTAATGTTATAGTTTCTCCGTTAATAACTAACGGTGTAGTTGATGAAATTACTGGACTTGTTGTAGTTCCAGTTACTATTATATCTGCGACTGCTTTTGACACCCCATCAATAACAACTGTCTTTCCTGTATCAAGTGTAGATGATGTTGTCCCGTTGCTTTCTAAATTTATATCATTTGTAGCACTGTAATCTACTGTTAGTGTTGCTCCATCAATTGTTATTTGGTCACCATATGTAGAAGAAAATCCACCAGTAGTCTGTGCAACTGTTCCTGTAAATATTACAGTAGTATTGGTGTTTACAACCAACCCGTTAGCATCATAGATTACAAAACTTGCTCTTTCGCCTGGTTCAACTACTGGGTTAGCAGTTGAGCCTAAAATAGTAATACCACTTGCACCGCCACCGGCTACTGAACTATATACAAATTCTGTACCATCAATATATAGCGTATCTCCTATGTTTATTATAGGGTTACTTGCTGTGCCTATCGCTTCTACACCCGAGTCAGTAGATGTAGGTACATATATACTATTTGTTGTACTAACATCAATCTCAACAATAACAGGTTCAAAGTCCTGTTCAAATACTAAGTATTCATATATTGTTACACTGTCAACATCTCTTGTTCCGTCCAGTGTTAGCAAATAGTAATCTGCGATAGATGGGTCGATTTCAGAACCTGAAATCTTTAAGTATATCGGTTGGTCAAGATAATCTGCATCAATCTCAGAAGTCAAGCCTAAGTATAGTTGGTTATCATTTGTTTCACCGATATAACTTATTTCTGCAATCTCACTTAATCTAGCAACATCCCAATCTCTGTCTTTATCAAACTGAATCCAAGCAGTATCACCTTCATACAAATTTGAAGTATCTAAATTTGATAATCCATCATAATCTTTAACTATATAATTTACATCATTTGAGTCAACATATCCTGCATTTTTAATTGCAGGTTTTCTCTTAGAACTCTTATATTTCATTGGATTTTCTACTGCATCGAATTCTACTAAGAATGGGTCAGAAATCATATCAGTAACTAAAATATTATCGTTTGTTAGAGTATATGTAGATTTAATATGTCCGTAACTTCCTAATTTAAATGCCCATATAGTTTCATGCTGAATGTCTTTAAAGTTTGAATTATTATTAAGAATTCTATTAATACTAGAATTCGTACCTTTATGAGACAAGAACCCTTTATAAAATTCTAATTGCGATTCTCTTTCAACACCATGATTTGTCAGATATGTTCTTTCAGTATATCCAATCTGACTTGCTTTTAACTTGTTTATAATAGATAAACTTTGGTCTACTAATGTATCTCTATAGAATTCTGTTTCAGCAATCATTGTATCAAAGTTAGGTATTAGTTTATTATCATACACTATGTAACCATCTGCTGTTAGTGTTCCATCCCAATCCACTGTTCGGTTACAGTCAATCTTCATTCTAAGATTTCTGTCATGTGTCAATGGATTATAAATGACATCATTATAACTATCTACTCGGTCAACAACAAATGCATGTTCAACGTCTGATATATCCATTTTCATACCATATACAGGAACATTGCTTCTAAATGTAATTGTCTCGCCGTTTGTATAAAATTTTATTTCTGTATTAGGTATAAGCCTAGACGATGCATCTACTACACGATAAAAGTTCTTATGTGTTTCTGTTCTGACACTCGCAACACCGTATGGTGCTGAGAACGAACCACTCATTAACATTGGCGTCAATGTTATGAAGTCACCTACTTGGTGTTGTTCTGCTTGCCAATCTAAGAATTTATATAGTAAGTTTTCCCAATCGACTACCTCACCTGTGTCATCTAGGTCAGTAAAATCCCAACCTACTGCTTTTAAGTATTCTTGGTAACCCATTATTAAGTGAGTGACATCATCAATGCTTTCTAAAATATCACCGTAATTGTATGTTTTAAGAGTATCATCTAATAACTCTTTATATCCGTTTGATTGTATTCTGTTTTCTCTAGGCCATTCACTTAACGCTTTCCAATCTGCATAATTATCATCAAATATTGATGTTGCAGTATGTGATACTAAACAAACATACGGTTGCTTGTTGTATACAACATATGAGTCTTGTCTATAATATTCGCCCTCTTGCCAGTTTTGCAAGTTTGCTAAATCACCTTCTGTAGAAAATACTTTTTCACCACTTGCTTTATCCCATGCCATAGAATAAAATACTGGGTTTATTTCATCATACCCATGCACTCTGTAGCCAAACTTTCCTGTTTTGGGTTGTGAAATTAATGTCCAACCACTATAATCAAAATATGTTGCACTAGGAGGTGTCTGTTCTTTTGTAGTCAACTCTGATACTTTTCTTTTATAATATTTGTTATCATTTAGATTTAGTACAATCATTCCGGCAGTATAATTTGACAAGTCTGCAAATGCATATACAGGATGAGGGCTATCTAATGAGACTTTTTCAATAATCAATGCACTGAAGAATTCGCTTCTATTTGGTTCACCTGTATGCACGAACAAATCATAATTATCTTCAGGTATCTCAGTAAATCTACTATTAGATAATGAGTTGTTTTCTGTTAACAGTTTAAAGTTGTTAACAAATCCACCCAATTTAGAACCTAGTTTAAATGTGTAGTCTTGTTTTTCTTCCACAATGGCAGTTGTGTCAATACCGTTATGTGTGTTGAAATATGTAATGATATCTTTTACTTGCAATGAATAATTGTATAGTACCTCAAACGGACTGCTCAACATCATTAATAAAAAGTTTGCGAATGGGTATTCACTACTTCTAGTCCATGCTAACTCTACTGGTGAATTGTCTCCAAATTCCCAGTCTTGGTCCATATTTGCAATGTCTTCACTTGATATATTACCGCCGAAGAATAACTCTTTCGGTTCTTTTAAGAAACCGTTAGAATCAATTGGTACTGGAATAGTTAATGAGTTTTTATTGATAAAGTCATTCCAAAAAGTATGAGTGTAGTAATTGCCATTACCTAGATATGTTTGGTCAAACCCTGATGGTTTTTGTGAAAGTTTCAAAACTCTCCAAGGTTCTATCATTGGTTTATCAGTGCCATAAATATAGATAAACAATCCTCTCCAATGACCACTTGCGTCTTCGTTTTTTGCACGATAGTTCCACGTTTTCCAATCAGTTGCATCATATATATCATTGTATAAATTATCAATGTTGTTTCTCATCATCCATTTCTTAAAGAAAGGATATAACATATATTTCTTTTCAGCATTAGAGTAATCACTTTGTGCATCATATAATCCATAGTTCATACTATCAATATTAGTGCTGTGTGTATCCAATCTGTTGTATATTAATGTTTCAAACATCAACATAACTTTATCTATTCTGTCATTAAACTTTGCAATACCGGTACCAACTCCAACTCCTGTCGCAGTGAATATAGTACCAACATCGTTGTCTGCGGCTCCGATTAATGTAAAATCAGTATTACCTTTTTTTGTTATTTCGTATTCTGTTCCTATTGCGAATTCACCTGCAAGAAAAGACTGCGAATACGCTGGCATCAATGACCCATCATGTCCTTGAATAAATCCTACTTCATCGTCATACTCCAAGTCTGTGATAATCTTTGGTTCAAATGCTGGGTGTATTTTTAATGATGTGGCACTTGGTGGTATATATGTTAATTTAATATTTTTGTATAACCTGACAAATGCAGTTTCAGTACCTGATAATGGAGAAGTGAAGTCTACAGAGTTACCCGCAATAGGAATAGTATAATCTAATCCAAACCTTTGTACTACATTATCTACTATCACCACAATATCTTCATCATTTACAATGTTAGATACAAAGTTAGGCATAACTTGTTCAGATGAGCCTGGCGTTATAGTAATTTGAAGTTCTTCATAATGTGCGAATTCTTCACCGAAATTAATCATTTTGCTATCTCTAAAGATACTAATACTTTGTTGTTTGCCTAGAGATATAGTAGAAACTGCCTCTTCTAATATTTGTAAGTCTGTTTTTGTTTTACTAGCAGATGATGATAGAATATCAATTACAGTAGTAAGAATTTTATTTTTATATCCATTGTACGCATTTGATAAGAATTCAGTAGCCAAGAATGGGTCATAATCATCACGGGTGATTGCAAAGTATGCCTCTTTGATATCAACTGTATTTCTAATTAATACACTACCTTGATTAGCATGCCTTAGTTTATCTGAATTATCTCCCAAGTTTCTATAATTGCTAACACCGTTTGGTTTTCCCACTAAACTATTTGTAGTTTCGATAATACGCACTATATGTTCGTATATTGTAGAATACGGAATGTCTATATTAACATATGAAAGATTATCTACATTATATTCTAACGCTGGTTGTAATCTTTGAAATACTTCATCACCGTCATATATTACTTCATCTTTTGTGCAATAATCTACATATATGTAACCAGTTAATTCACTAGTTGTATTAATTTTATTTGTTACATTATTGTATGTGTAATTTCCTATCTGTTTAATTCCATCTACGTACAAATCAATGTCATTAACATTTTTTGCTTCTTGTAAAAGTTCTATTTGAGACAAGTTCTCTACATTGCCTAATTCTTGTCTTAGGTTTCTGTAATCAAACGTTGATGTAGTATATAGATTTTTATATTCTGAATTATACTTGTAATTCAAATTATCTAATAAGTCTATATTAAAAATGAATTCACTTTGATAATCGCCTGCTTTTAGTTTAGGCTGAATGTCAAGTTCTTGGTCTACTGCAAATTCTGAACCTGTCACATAATGAAAGATTTTAATATCTTGCACAAATGTATTAGTGCTATCATACGCTTTAAACTCAGGAATATCGAATTCTGTTGCGGTAGCACTACCGTTACTTAATTCAATATTATTATCAAATTCTATGATAGGTCTTAATGCTTGTGATATTAGTGTATAATTTGAGTCTGTAATCTGACTTCTAATATCATCATAATGATACCAAGAGTTATTGGAACTCCACCAATCAGATGCCCCTTTATCAATAGTTATATAATGTTTATTCGTTGTAGACTGTTCACTACCACTAAAGAACCCTGGACTAACCCAGTAATACATTGCATAGTTTATAAACTTATCTAAATCGATAGGCAGTTGTACTGTTTCTAAATCAGTTTTAAATAATCTACGATGGTCATTAGTTAATGAACCTTTATTGAATAATGCATTGAATAAATCTTCATAAAAAACATTATCTGTTGCATTTACATTAGTAAATGTAGGTTCAAGACCATAATTATCACGTGAAAAAGCATGTGCGGGAAACGACAAATAAATGTCGTTTTCGTTATAGATTCCTTTTTCTTTTCGACCAACAAATGCTTTAGTCTTTTCCATTTCTCCTTGAGAGAAAGCACGGTCAAGTGTTGTTTCGACAATTGTTTCTAGTTCACTATTTTTTAAATGTGCTGGAAGAAAATCATAAATCTTTTTTGCCATCTTTATTCGCCTTGTAATTCAGATTGTGATAATTGTTTAATAATTGATACATCGCTTGATGTAGTGACCGACATGAATATTTCATTCAGTTCACTAGAGATACTTAGCAATTTTGTAAATGTGTTTCCTGAGTACTTAGGTGTAATTACTACACTTGAAATATAATCTCCTAGTTCTTTGTGCAAGTATGCCGCAAGTTCTGAGAAGTAGAATGTAGCACCAAAGTCCCAGTTATCAATTGAAAAATATTCATTGACTTTACTTGATACCATTGCTTTTGTTTCACTGTCTGTGTATCCGGAACCTAGTTTCTTAATTACTTTAAATACTGCTTGGTTTTCTGGTTCAGCATAAGCCCCGAATAGATACTTAAACTGTACCGGAATATAACTAATGTGGTCTGAGATTGATGCTTTGCTTTCAATACTAGACATTGTTTGTGATAGTTCATAACTATTAGGTGCAACTGGTAATGCTCTTGTAAAGTTACTTGATATCCAATTATTAACATTTCTAACATAGTCGGATGATAATACATACACATCAACAATGTTACTTGTGCTTGGGTCTATTCGTTTATCGGTATCTGCATAATGGTCCCATCTAAAACTCATAAACACATCTTTAGCAAATGATATGCCTTCTACCACTCTATACGTAATGCCAGAAGTTGTCATAGAACCATCTGCATTGATTGTTTTCTGTGTCAGCAACAACCAACCATCACCTAATCTTATATACCATTCTGTATTAGTTGTGTTATACCATAACGTAGCAGTTGGCGGGAGAGAAACATCAGGCAGTGGGCCTGAGCCAGGAGTTGCAAAAGCAACACGTGATGCACGTTCATACGTTATATTATTTTCTGAGTATTGCTCTAATACCATATGATTATTTTCAGCAATGTCAAGCATCGCATATGGGTAATTATTTACGTTAAATGTTAATAATTTTACTTTGGTATTGTCTACATACCCTTCTGGTGTCAGATATTTGTCATATACATAACTTGCATCAGTATCGTATGTAGTTGTTTGAGTACTATTCATAACTGATAAATCAAATGATGCTTTTACTTTAACACCGAAACCAACAAGTGATGTCGTACCTGATGCATCACCGATGTAAGCATCTATCAACGTACCTACTCCTGGGTCAATAGTCCAGAAAATAACTTTATAATTGTTACCACTTAGATGCGTTACTGTTGTATGTACAGTACTAATGATTGCCTGTGTTGATGAATTTTTAAGAATTAAGTTATCAGTGGTCAATGCTGTTGAACTTACTAAATCTAATTCTGCGTATGCCCATTGCTTAAAATATATGTCTAAGTCTAAACTATCAATTCGTATGTCCAATGCTGGTAATGTAAATGTATACTGATTACCAACAACCGATACCACATATTCCCATTGCACACCCGGGTCGCCAATTGCCGCAGATTGTCTGCCGGAGGCGTTATTACCTCCTGGCAACTCATCACTGTCTAAGAATGCAAAATTCTTGTCATTCTGTTGTTGACTAAAATATGTTGTCGAAACTTCACCTTTGAATCCACGTGACACTAAGTCTGTATCACTCATTGTCGTATATGATGAGTTTGCATTTGCCCAATCACCATCGGTATTAATCAAAATTTGTGTACCGTCAGATAACGCATATTCTGTTGTACTCATTGCTTGTACATCATCTGTAATAGAAGTTAGTGATGAAATGTACTGTGTAATGTCATCGACTTCTAAACTTATTTTGTATTCTGGAGATTCTCCGATATCACGCCAAGTAGGGTCAACAGGGTATACAACTTCTGTGGTAGTATCGATTGGGTATTCAATTCCTTCTGGAGTTACTAAACAAGACGTTACATTTGTATTTGAGACTGCTGGGTTATCCGTATTACCGTCTAACTCATAAAATGTATAATTTACATCTGCACCAGTGTGTTTAAATTCAGCATCAAATGTGGCGCCGCCTGAGCCGTCATCTACATAGTTAGATATTGTAGTATAACCGATAGTTACATCACCTTCAACTGTAGTAGAAGGTTGTGTCGATGATACCCCGTCTGCGCCTTTATAATTTATTAAAATTAAATCACGCTCTGCAAGACTAGTTTCGTTATCAATTACCATATCACTATTACTGTAGTAAAATTTAACTTGGTCACGGCTTTCAAATGCAATCTTTTTGCCAGGAATAGTAGCAACATATTCTGATTCCATGTCTCTTAGGCCTGAGGTATATGTAAATGTGATTTGGATATCTGATACACCGCCAGATAATGCCCAGCCCCAAAGACCTGCCTCAAATGTATAATACAATGTAAATGTAGACACACCATTGTTAACTTGCGTTTTAATTTCAGTAATTTCACTTTCTGTGAATTTAGTTCTAAATCCTCTGACTATCGTTTTTATAGTTCCATCTTCTGGGATATATTCATTGAGAGTATATGGTGTTGAAGAATCTGTTACTTTTGTCCAGATATCTTCTCCACTTGCCGTTAATAATTGTAAATAATCGCCATCGTATAATGTATCAGTTAGGAGTGGTGAATTTATTTGCATAGAATTTGTTGTACCCACTGTATATACTACATCAACGTTAGTGATTGTTACTGTCGCCGCATCTTTGTTTGTATGATAATATTTGTTCACTAAACTAGGATGCTTAATTGCTTTCACTAGAACATTACGAATAAAGTTATCAGCATCACCACTCAATTTATTAAAACTCAAAGACATTTTAGTAGTTTCGTTTTCAACAAAAATACTTCCATCTGTACCAGTAACACTCAAGTTTGAGTGATGACCTGTAGTGTCATCCATCTCAAAGAAACGAGATGAACCTGCAAAGGTCGTGTTGACTGCTTTAGTTTTTCTAACTACATTGTTTCCTAATGTAAGAGGATAAACGTTATAGTCCTGGGCATTTACCATTCTATCTTGTGCATAATAACTTCTTGGTGCTACACGTCTTACACTCGCATACGTCTCGCCTGCATAGTTTTCACCAAAATCTTTTGTACTCGATACTGTTAGTGACAATCTATAAGTTCTTCCGTCTGCACCTACATATGGTATTGTAATTAGTTTCTCTATAACATCTTCTGCATTTACTGAAAAGTTTTCATTATCAGCCTGACGATACCAAACACGATAATTACCAAAAGCCGCATTTCCGAAAACACCATCAGGATAATGTAAAGATATTGCGTTGTTATCTAATGTTGTTACATTTACGATATCACCATTACCATTTCGCAATGAGTTGAAAATCGCCGTTTCTCTCGTATCATTATCAACTTTAGTCACACTAGAACTATATTCACCTAAGTTATTAATCTTTTGAACCCATACATCTGAGTTAGAAACATTATTAATATCCATAGGTTCAACCCTATTTGATATCTTAGTGTTATATTGAAAATCTTTATATGCTAATGTCCCTGCTTTTGCAAACACAAAGAAGCCAGTTCTGTCTGATGCCGGTCCCAAGTTATCATTACGATTAATAATAGTAAAGTTTTTATTAGGATTAGGTTCTGCTTCAACAACTTTATTATTGATAAACTCAGTACGAACTGTGTCAAACGTTCTGGAGCCACCGTCAATATTTGCATTGAAAGTATATGTCACTGCTTTTGTATTAACATCTTCATTGATTTCATATGAGTAATGCTCTACATTTGCTACAGTTAAAGATGCATTTGGATTTTGAATTTTTGTTGTTCCAGCAAAAGATGAATTAATGATGCTGATAAAATCTTCATACCAATCAACATTGTTTGCATCATTCCAGTTGATAACACTACCAGCGAGAGAGTTGCCTTCGTTATCATACACATCTTCGTTTGTTGAAATGCTTGTGATTTTCATAAACCCCTTTGCATTGATAGGTCGTGTCTTATTATAACCTAAAGTCTTCGCCATCTGTAGAATACTTGCTCTACGTTCTGCTAAGTCTAAGAAATTCTCACGTGTGTTCATGTCCAGTCTGAACGATAAACTGTGTCCTAAGTATGCAACTAGGTCAAGAATTGCTATAAATTCTGAACTTGCAATAAAGTCATTAAATTTTTCTGGGTACGTTTGCTTTGTGTACGCTAGTAACGCCTCTCTGATTGTATCAAAGTCGTATGCTTTTAAACTAACGTTTGTGAATGCAGTATAGACTGCTGTCCAACTTTCACTTGCAAATAAATTGTCCACTCTGTCTTGGCTCATTTTATTCTCTCTCTAAATCTATGTTTAAATCTACCTCAGTATTTGATGGTAGAATACTAATTCTAAGTGATGCATTTACTCTATGTCCACTATCGCTTACCGCAATACTTGTTAAGTTGCATCGTGGGTCATCATTAACAATATTTGTTAAATCTTCTTCTATCAACTCTGTAACTTCAGGAGTAAGTGGTTCGAATATCATATCATGTATAATTGAACCATATGTTGGCAACATTACTCTTTCGCCTTTGCGAGTCATAATGTGATTCATTAAGTCTTCAACAACTAAATCATTTCCTGTTAGAATATGATTGATTGCTTTTTTGTTCTTGGTACTAAAACCTGTAAATTTTGCCATAACTTATTCTCTCTGTAGTTATTTTCTATTAAGAGTATTTATCACTGCATAAACTTCGAAGTTTTGGAAACAAGCACTTGACAAGACTATTTTTTAATGATATAATATCAAGCATAATATAGGAGAATATTGTGTCAAATGAAATACAACTGGATTTATTTCCAGAACTAGCAAAAGAAAGAGACTGGTTAATTCCGAATGAATGGTCATTATCGCACGAATATACACATGAAGAAGTGTTAGATTTCGCAAACTTCAAGCACTATGATGATGTAGAGATTACAAAATATACATTCGAATCAGACCCAGAGTTATTGATTGCGCAGGAAACTATTAAATTACAAGAACTAACTATAGAAAATTTGAAAGAAAAAATCAGTTCATTAGAAGAACAATTAAACAGCAAAGTACACCCAAACAGAATTAGATTTTAATGAAAGTAGGAATTGTTGGTTCTAGTTATAGTGTAGGCATGCACTACAATCCAGACGGAGAAGACCCATTGGCGTTGCCATTTGAAAAGTGGTTGTATGAGCATACTGATGGTATAGAATTCTTTAACAGCGCATGTGCTGGTAAGGGAAGTGAATTATACCTCAACAAACTAGTTTATTTAAAAGAAAAACATGATATTGATGCAATGCTTATTGAATTTGCTTGGCATAGGTCTAGTTTAAACTTTAGAGTTATGCAGGATTCATATACACAAATTCAAACTGAAACTGACTTATCAGTAATTGAAGATGATGTATACAGAGATAGCGCAAGTGCATGGGAGTATCTACGCTCAATAACTCAACCAATGAACGAGCCCACCTTTGCAGTGGGTAATGATTTTGAAACATGGAAATCAGTACAATGGAATATAACTGCTATCGAAAATTCACAACAATTTTGGGGATTATTAGACACATTACAAACAATTAATCTATGTAATATGTTAGGAGTTAAACCAATATTATGGAGTTTCTTTGCACACTTAGAAGATTTCCCAAGTTTTGAAAATCTAAAATCTAAAACTGAATGGATTCAGTTTAATGATAAAAGTAATGCAACTGCATACTATACAAATAAATATAGTAAAGAAGCAATATTATGTGACCATACACATTTTAATGATGAAACGAACAATGAAATGATTAGAGATTTCATTGCACCGAAGTTAACTACAATAAAGGAACAATTATGCCTAACCTAGTCCCAATGGTCATTGACCAATCAGCAAATGGCGAGAGAAGTTACGATATCTTTTCACGTTTGCTAAAAGAACGAGTTATATTTTTAACAAGTGAAGTTAATGATTATCAAGCAGATTTGATTTGCGCTCAACTATTATTTTTAGAAGCAGAAAACCCAGATAAAGATATTCATTTCTATATCAATTCGCCAGGTGGTGTAGTGACTTCTGGTATGGCAATTTATGACACAATGCAATTCATCAAACCAGATGTATCCACAACAGTCATGGGACAAGCATGTTCAATGGGGTCATTACTTGCGCAGGCTGGTGCTAAAGGAAAACGATATGCATTACCAAATGCAAGACATATGGTTCATCAACCAAGCGGTGGTGCAGGCGGACAAGCAACTGATATGCAAATTCAAGTTGATGAGATTCTTAAGATGAAGAAGAACTTAACTGAAATTTATGTTAAGCATAATTCTAAACGCAAAACTTTCAAACAATTAACAGAAGACATGGAACGTGATAAGTTTATGAGTGCTGAGGAATCGCTTGAGTACGGACTTATTGATAAGATTTTAACAGAAAGACCTGTTTAAAATCCAGGAACGTAACTAAACATCTTAGCAGTTTTAATTCTCATAACGGCGGCTTGTTCATCAACTCTGCCGTTATTTGTTTTTATATCTGCTTGTATTTCATCTGTTACATTGAACCAATCTTCTGCATTGATTAAGTCCATAACTGAACTGTTTTCGATTTTTGAAACGCCCAGATTAAAGAAATAGTATAGCATCGCATCATATTGTGGTTGTGCAAATCTAACATAATGTATGTATTTTTCTAGTATATTTCCAATATTTCTTAATTGTTTTTCTAAAATAAATGCCGCGGCATCTTTAGTTATTTTGTTTTGTGATATATCTATTCGTGTCGATGCAACAGTAATATAACCATATTTTAACTCAGTCTCAGAAATCTTATAGTTATACCCAATAATATTATCATCTGTTTTTGTTAATATTGGTGTATTGTCTTCGATAATTGCATCTTTACTTAGTGATGAAAAAGTAAGGTCTTCAAGCCTCTCTGTACTAACTTTTATATGAGAAAGTATATACGTGGGTTTATTGTTATCATCGTACCCAGTACCTAAGTAGGTACCGTACGGCGTTATCACATGCAACGGTAGTTGAATGTAATTTAACAACGAGCCTTTCTTTTTATCAAAAATCATTTATTATCCTTTAACTTAATTTTCTTTTAATCCACAATACTAATGCATATACTACTAATGCATAGACTGTTGCTATCCCTACGTCTACTAAATGCTCACGCATATGATATATGAATTCTATGCCCGCTTGGACATCGCCTTCTGGTCCTGAACTTTCAACTATTACTGTTTTAGAAAAGTCTCCACCTACATCACCAACTGTTTGTTCCATTTCCATTACTTTCTCCTTTGATATTTATTATACCATAATATTTGTTAACCAACTAGGTGAATTTCTCAATCGTCCACCCGCACCCCATCTATTTGCTCCTGATGATGCTGTTGTGACACCAAGTGCAATATCAACATGGAATGTATTACCAGACATGTATCCCGGACCAGCGCCAATACTTTTAGCGCCGGCGCCTTTCGCCGCCTCACAGAATGCAATAATTATTGCCAAGTCTGCTCTTTTATTTACACTCAAACGATTACCATTACTATATAATGCAACATCAGCCGCATAACCACCATCATGTCTGGTAGACCCTGTTCTTCTAGTTCCTTGACCTTTAATATCTTGACCACCACTTGTAATTACAGCATCAACACCTGATGCTTTTGCGGCTGTATCTAATATACTCATTAATGCGGCTTGGATTGCTTTGTTTCTAGTCTTGCCTGCTGAACCAATCTCATAACCATAAGTTACTACACCTGTACCTTGGCCTACTGCGCCAGGAGGAATATTACTTGTAATTGACTCTTGGTTTGCGGCTCCGCTGGCTCCACCCGAACTTGATGAGTTAGGAGCAATACTACCTGCTTGTGAATGAGGATTTGGTGTCCCGGCATCTGTTTGTGCTGTTCTTAAATAAGGCTCATGTGTAATTATTTTAGGAATAATGGAGTCTTGTATCTGTGTATTCTCTCCATCTTGCATATCTTCTCTTGCATCTCTTTTAATTAATTGAGCAATTGAAGCCTGAGGTCCATTTAAATGCATAAGTCCGCCTGTAGATGCATACATGTTTTCTCCAATATTCATATGCAACGAACCTTTTGATTCTAAGAATGATGAACCTTCACTAAGAATATGTATTTGGTCATCTGAATTTAATAATGTATTACTCTTACTATGTATGTTTATTTTATCGCCTGCTTCTAAGTTAATATTCTTATCAGCACGTACATTAAAATCTTTTTCTGTTCTCATGGACAATGAGCCTTTTGCATATACCATTACTTCACCAGAAGCACCAATCTCTAACCATCCAGTCCCGCTACTATTGATTACGTATATAAAATCGTTTGTTCCATCAAGTACTACACTTGCGCCAGTACCAGTTGTCATTCTAATTTGATTTGGATGGACTGTACCATCATCACTCACGCTACCATCATCAAATGTTAATGCAGAGCCTCCAGGTGTTTTTAGACCTGTAACTTTATTCTCTTGTGGTGTTTCGTAGTTCGCATCTCTATGCGGAGAAGCGGTAGACTTGCCTCTTTTATCATCAGTGTATATTCCTTGCTGTGCAGTGTTTGTGTTGAAGTCACTATTTGCTAACTTGTCTTTGTCTGCATAACTGTCACCTATAGATGGCGGTGTTACTTTTGCTGAAGATACTCCGACAAATGCGCCTTGGCCAAGTCCTGTACCGTCATCTAGTGCTTCACCAGAAGCGGCGCCACCTGCTACTACGTCTGGTATTTCTTGTGCGACTGCGAACCAATACCCCTTATTAACATCTCCTCCGTCTGCAAAGAAAACTAATATAGTAACATTTTCTCCATTAGGTACTCCAAAAAATCCGTAGTTTCCGCCTTCGCCTGCACCACCGAATGGGCTTGCATAATCAAAGAACTGTGGGTCTTCAGGATTGCCATTTAATGCTGGAATATATGCGGCTAATCTGCCTCTGCCTTCAGGGTCAACATATGTTTCACCAGTTTTTGGATTAGTGAGAACGGTAACTGCCTGATAAATGCCCTTTCCTAACAACTCAATTATCGGCTGTTCTGAATGCTTTCCTGCTGAATCTAGTGCTTTTGTTAATCTGGATTTATTTAACATGAATTACCTCTTAATATAAAATCTATCTGGTTGAATCTCTATAACTAGACCTTCACTTGTTTTTGCTTTTGCTTTTTCATTTGCTGTCTGTGGTGGGACCCCAACTTCGACATCTGGGAATAAGTCTGCGATATCAGTTTTCAATTTATCATAATCTCCCATACTTACAGGATATGAATCTGCACCATCACTTGAATTAAATCCAAAGTGTGCTGATGGATTAGAAATAGTCTGTGTCAAACCATTTGCATCGACATATGTAATATCAGGAATATTATCAAAATCTCTAATTTGATATTGATACCCATCTTCTTCTGTCACTGTTACAAACGGTACATTATCTGTATGTGTCATCATGCCTTCGTATATTTTGTGTGCTTGTTGATACTGTTCAATCTGGTTAGATGACACTGGTAAATTACTATCTTCTAATTGTGATGGTAATATAATATTATGTGTATCAATTACTGCATCATCTTGTCCTGCTACGTGTCCATTCCAAGTTGTTTGTGCATCATTGTCGGATGGGTCATGTTGGACAAGTACAGATATTTCTTCAACATCTACATTGCCACTGTCATTTAATGGTAATGTGTGTGCCGCTTCTGTAATAATAGTAGGTTTGGCTCCAGTTCCTTTGTCGATACTTGCAACTGTTGAAACTTTTGAAGATTCCATACCGTGCTGAATTGCTGACATCTCTGATTGTATTTCGATTAATCTTTCTGTATCTCTGTCTCTACCCCACCAATTAAAATAAGTACCATCTAAGTCTTCTTTAAGTTCAGCCTCTTCAACCTTCAAGTCCATCATTCTTTGTTCGTATTCACGTGTCTTTACAGACTTATTCAGGTCACCTCTAAATCCAGTGGTCACTGCTTCATCTAATGTTATTATACCCTGTTCTAATTGTTTAACTCTAGTATATTGTATTTCGGTTAAGTCATCTAATGTCTCCGAACCTTGCATAATATCATTAATTTCGTTCTGTATTGTTTCTCTTGCTTTTAATTCTTTTGCAGTATATGTTCCGGCTTCAACTTCTGGCAAATATAACGTTCTTCCTTGTGCTAGAACTGACGGAGGATAAATCCCTTCAGGAATGACGATTTTCTTACTATCAGTGTCAAGTGATGTTTCTGCATTTACGACTTCAATCGAAGGGTCGCTCATAAGCGGGACATACCCTTCATTCAACAATCTTGCTGGGACTCCTCCCCAATCTGGGTATTCGACTGGTGCGATTATTTCATCTTGTACACTTTCGTCCTTATGAAAACCCAAATCTTCCAATGATACATCTGTTGGTAATACAAATGCTTTACTTTGTGATTCTCTCGTTTCATCAAACTCATCGACTAGTGCTTGGTTGACACCAGTAATATTAAGAGGTGTACCGTATGCATCATTCAATATCGAAACTACTTCAGGTGACATAGTAATATCTCCGTCTGCAATTTGTTCATTTATTTGTGCTTCGGCATCCGAAGCATCACCGTATATACGTCTTATATCGTTATAAGTTGTTTGTATAGCACTACACGCCGCTACTTCACCTACTTTGCAAAGTCCATCTAGTTGTCCCAAAGTAAATGCTAATTGCTTGGCATCGGCAGCCGATGCGCCATTTCCATTGCCATCGGTAGAAGCATCAATAAAGACATTCTTTGCACCCATATTTGCAATATTCATAGATGTGTAAGACTCATCTGCATCTATCACATTTAGCGTTTCAGTTTCAGTAGTTGTACTATTTTCAACGATAACTCCGTTTTCAGTCCTTATAGTTGAATTAGTTCGTGTTATTGTGACTTCACCTTTGTTACCTGCACCTACAGGTTTTTCAATTGCATTGAAGTCGCTTTTTTCTTCTTCTGTTTCACCACCTAGTACCATACCAGCAGTGTTCAAATATGTTCTTCCAGGATAATGACCGAATGCGGTAGTGTAGTTTGTTTGGATTTTTGCTGGTTCTTCAATTTCCCCACCGATAAGATAATTCATATCTTCAAATTGTTCTGCCGCAGTAAATTTAGATAATTCTAAATTCTGCGTAAACTGTCCTCCACTAAACTGTGACGTTATATTATTTACAGTATATAAACTAGATATAAATTGAGATAATATAGGATTACCAAATTCATCAGTACCTTCAGTAACATCTGACCTCACGATACAACCGTTGATTCCATTTAATGATGTTAAAATTTGTAGTTCAGTGTCAGTGCCTTGTTCTCCAAAATGTTCTTTTATTTTTGCAGGCCTGCCGATATATCCTTCAATCCAATAAGGGTCACCTTTAATAGACATGTCTGCATTAATCATACTAGTACTCATACCAATCCTTGACTCATAATATTTTTCTCTTGCAATTTCTACGTTTTCAATATCTGTAGATTTTATGACTGATAGTTTTCTTGGGTCAGCATATGCTTTTGTTATTCTATTGAATACTACTGGATTGTTTAATTGTGTTGCCAAAATAGAATTAAACGTTGATGTTTCTAATTTAGATATAACATCATTATCTATATCTTCAACTAATAAAATAGGATTACTCGAACTAGCACGTCTGACTACACCAGCAGTTACTAAATTTCTATCTGCAACATCTAATGGGGTATTACCACTAAGTTGAGTTGCTATTACATCTTGGTATACTTGGTCTACTTCTGCAAGTAACTGTCGTTCTCTAGCCCTTGCCGATTCATCTTCCGCCTGAATTTTGTCTAATGCTTCGTGTAATGCTGTTAATCTTTCTTTTCTTTCAGGTGTAAATACTGCTTCTTCACCTTGAGCAAATAACTGAAGTTTTTCATCACCGTTCTTAGTTGCTAATATATCACCTGCTTCTTTCAGCGTCATGCCTTGAGATGATGCCCACTGTGCTGTCATGTCATCGGTTAATGACATAATTTCATCGCTTACTTGGTCAACTTGACCTTGAATACCTGTTTGTATTTCAACTGCTTGATTATATTCTTGTTCTATATCATTAATAATTTGTAGATTACTATCGTCTATTGCAATTCTGGCACCTGAACCTTGTTTAACAAATGCTTCATACATAAACGCATCTGCTGGTTGAACATACAGTTTTGTTAATTTGTTATTCATAGAAATATTAAAATCAAGTATTTGGTCATTCTTACCAGTGTATTGATAATTGTAAATCTTGTTAACATGATTTTTACTAAAATAATCTATAACTTGTTGTTTGTTTTTTGTATACTTGTTAACTTGGTCTAGTTTGTTTTGTACTACTTCTCTATAATCATATGAAAAGAAATACTCAATATCATATGCGTATGAACCAGCAACAGAGTTCCAGCCATTTTGTTTTGGAATCAAATGTGGTGTAATTTTAAAACATTTTGTAAACTCTGCTTGTTCTTTTATGAGTTCATCTTTTACTAAATTAGATTTGATGGTAATGTCTTGTAGAATGTTATATATTCCCATTCCAGGAGAAACTGTTCCTATCTGTTCAGAAGAATTATTACCACTTGACGAAAACTCAACACGCATATTTCTATTTGTATATTCTGACCCACCTTTCATCATTCCACTTGCAAAAGAATTTTTAAAATCTTCTGACATAGACCATGTATACTCATTACATAAGTTCTTCCCTAGCCCAGGTCTTGACTTCTT